TGGTGGTGATGGTGGTGGCGGCGTTGCGGCGGGCGATGATGAGGTTGTTGGTGCCGGTGCTCTTATCGACGATGCCCATGTAGCACTCGTCGGGCGCGGTGGCAGCGCCGCCGACGCCGCGTGCATACAGCCAGAGCTGGTTCACGGTGGCGGCGTCGTAGGAAAACGCGCTCACCATATCGACATCGTCGCGGTTGGCGTCGGCGTCGATCGCATCCCAGCTGAGTGCGGAGCGCATGGGCGTGGCGCTGCTGCTGGATTTCAGCGCGAGATAACGCTTTTTAAAGCACGGCGTGCCGTATGCCGGCGCCTGCGAGTTCGGGCCGGTGCTGCCGCGCTCGGTCCAGCCGACGACATCGGTGCCGATGGTGTCGACGCTGAAATCATCCCACGCGGTGAAATACTTGCTCACGGCAGCGCCCCGGTGCTGGCCAGCGCGCCGCCGGTGTTGGCGATTTTGTTCAGTGCCAGCAGCTGGTCATCGAGCACGGCTTTGGTTTCGGCGGTGTTCTGGCTGGCGTTTTCGATGACGGCGGCGGCGAGTGCGACGACGGCTTGGGTGACTTGCTGCGTTTTCTCGCTCTGCACCGCCATCGCGGCCAGGCTGCGCTCGGCGAGGCGGTCGGCATCGGCGGCGGTGTACGGGCGCACGCCGGAGTTCGGCAGGTTGGCGCCCTGGTTGTAGGTGCCGAAGAAGTCGGTGTTGTATTGCCCGTTGCTGGCGTTCACCAGCCGGCTGGCGGCGAGGAAGGCGTCGCGGTACTGGCCGAAATTGCTGATGGCGTCGACGTTGTCGTTCTGCGCGAGCGCGAGATTTTCGTTGTATTGCCGCCGCGCCTCGGCGTAGCGCGCCATCGGGCTGAGCGGGCTGGCATCGGACAGGAGCGAGCCTTGCAGGTAGGAGGCGAGATTCGCCCGCGCATCGGTGATGGCGCTGGTGGAATTGACCAGCGCGTTGGTGAAATTGACCACCGCGCTGGTGCCGCTGCCGGCGAGCTGGCTGTCCAGTTGCTCGAGGCTGGTCTGCAGGCCGAGGAAATTGGCCAGCAGGTTCATGCCGGCGGTGTTCAGGTTGGTGAACGTCTCCGGCTGCAGCGCCATCTGTGCCAGCAGCGCATCACCGAAATCGCGGCCGACCAGCGTGGCGAATTGCGCGGCGAGCCCGTTGCGCTGGCTCAGCACCAGGTCGCGGGCGAATTGTGGATTGCGGGAGCCGATCGCGGCGTTGAGGTTGTTCTGTGCGGTGAGGAATTCGCCGACGACGCGCAGGAACGTATCCGACAGCGATTCGCCCGCCTCCTGGATCTTGCTCAGCCCTTCAATGGTCTGCTCGGGAATGCGGCCGAGCAGGCTTTCGACCTCGCTGCTGGCCAGCGCCTGGCGCACCTGCAGGATGGCTTGCGCGTAGGCAGCCAGTTCTTCGCCGGTGCCTTTGAATCCGTCCAGCCACTTGGTCAGGCTCGGGTCGATGGCATTGAATACGGCGGTGATGCGGTCGTTCAGGATCTGGCCGAGCGTGCCGCTGAAGTCGCTGTGTTCTTCGCCGAATCCATACGATTTCGCATCCTTGAGCGCCGCCTTGACGCGATCGATCTCCGTCGTGGTCAGGAATTTGGCAAAACCGTCATCGAGCTCGGCAAGCCCGGTCAGGAACGTTTTGATCTTGTCGTTCATGTCGTCGCCGAACCACTTGTCGTCGTACACGCCAAAGGTGCCGAAGGCAGAGGTGGCGCTGCGCGGAATGGTGCCGCTGCTGCGGCCGCCGAACATGGCAGAGCGCTGGGCCAGCCCGTCCGGGTCGGTGAATTTGCCGATCAGCGCGCCGGCGAGCGCACCGATGGCGGCACCAATCGGCCCGGCAATCATCATGCCGATCGCCGCGCCGGTCGCGCCGGTGATGCCGCCGACTTTCTGCCCACGCTCACCCGCGCCCATCGCCTTGGCGCCAAAGTAGCCGCCGGCACCGCCCAGGATGGCCGAGCCGCCGATCGCCATCATTGAGCTGCCGCCGGCGTTCAGCAGCGTGCCCGCCATCGAGCCATTGCCCGCGGTGCTGCCCATCTGCAGCAGCATGCTGCCGGTGTTGCCGCCGATCATGTTGCCAACTAGATTCAAAATCCAGCGCTTGGCGAACAGGGCGATCAGATCGGCGGCGAAGCTCTTGAGCGATTGCTTGAGGTTGTCGAAGGCGGATTTGCCGTTCACCACCAGATCGCCGAAGAAGTTGCCGGCGGAGGTGGCGAGCTGGTCGTACATGCCGACCTGGTCAGCCTGCGCCTGCAGTTCGAGCTTTCGCTGGTCGATCACCAGCGCCATTTTCTTGCGTTCTTCCTGCAGGTTTTCGAGACTCTTGCGCTGGGCGGGGTCGAGCTTGCCGGTGCGCACGGCGGCTTCGGTTTCGAGCTGGATGATCATCTGCTCGCGCGCGACGCCAGTGAGGCCGAGCAGCATTTCTTCTTCGCGCATTTTCTGCAGCTGGTCGGCGCTGGATTTGACCAGGGCGTCGCCTTCTTTCAGCAGCGCGCCCATCAGCTTCTCGTACTCGGCGGCGGCGGCAGCAGCGTCATTCCATGCCGTTTGTTCCCGCTTCAGCATGTCGGCCAGTGCTTTTTTCTGGGCGATCATGGCGTCGGCATCGGCTTTGCGCTTGGCGGCAGCGGCGGTCGGATCGTAGCCGGCGGTTTTCTTGCTGCCCTGCAGATCCCAGTTGTCGGGCATTTCTTCGGCGAGCTTCTTGGTGGTGCGCATGTTCGCCCACAGCTTTTCATAGGCGGCTTCGTTCTTGGCGTATTGCTCGTCGCGGGCTTTGTTGATGGCCTGGATGCCGTCCAGATCGCCGCGCGCGAACGCGGCCACCTTGGCCATCCACGCGCCGAGCGCGTCGCCCATGTCGGTCAGGGCGAGCCAGGCGCTGCCGACGAGGCCGGTGAACAGGCGGATCACGCCGCCGGCCAGCTCCATGGTGTTGGTCCAGGCGGTGTTGGTGCTGTTCAGATCCTCGAACGCCTTCAGCGCGGCAGTGAGCGAGGGGATCAGCGCACTGGCGGTGCCGCGGGCGACGGCTTCCTGCTGCATCTTCACCCGCTCCCAGGTGTCGCTGAGCTCGTCGGCGGCTTCGGCCTGTTCGTTGGTGACGGTGGCTTGCAGCTCGCCCGCCGCGGCCATTTCGGCGAACAGCTTCTGCAGGGTGGCGCCGGATTTGCCGGTGAGCTCCATCAGGGCGGCATTTTTCTCGGCGCTGCCGGCGTATTTTTCGCTGGCGCGGGCGATCTTTTCGAATTGCTCGTCGAGGCTGAGCCCTTTCAGTTCGTTAGCGTTGATGCCGAACGTTTTCAGGGCGAGCGCGGCGTTGCTGACCGGATCCTTGGCTTCGACCAGCGCGCGCGACAGTTTTTGCATCGCGCCCGAGACTTCGCCGAGCGAGACGCCAGCCAGCCGCGCGGGCGCTTCGAAGCGCTGCAGCTGCGTGACCATGAGGCCAGCTTCCTGGGCGGAGTCTTTCATCGCGGCCATCGCATCGACCGCGCCCTTGATCATGGCCGCAAAGCCGCCGACGATGGCGCCGCCCGCGAGCCCGGCGAACATCGCCTGCATTTTCATCGCCTGCTGCTCGACACCGGCGATGTTTTTCTGCATCGAGGCGAACGCGCCGCCGGTGCGGTCTTCGGCGGTGAGGACGGTTTTGTTTTCGCGGATGGTGCCGGCCATGTTTTGGGCTTTCAGTAATCGACGCCGGCAACGCCGACGGGCGTCACGCCATGCAAGAGCCTGATCTGGCGATCAAACTCTTTGTCGAAGCGTTCGTTAATCAGCTGCGCGAGCGTGGCGCGGACTTCGTTGACGTTCATCGCGTCGGGCACGTTGATGGTGCGCAGCGCGACCAGGCCGGAGGCGCCGGCTTTGCTGCGGGGTGCATATTTGGCGCGGATGAACACCACGCGGCTGCGGCTGTCGCCACCGAAATCGCGCCCTTGCGCGACGAAGGCATGCGGGATGAAGCTGGCGCCGCCCTTGACCTGCACGGTGATGCCGCCGCCCTTTTTCGGCTTGGTGCTGCCGCTGACGAAGCGCGTCAGGCCGAGCGGCCGGCCGCGCGCGGTGATGGTGGCGCGCAGGCTTTGCAGGCTGGCCAGGTTGACGGCCATCATGGCGCGGATCTCGCCCGATTTCAGCTTCGGGTAACGATCCTTGATGATGCGGGCGGTGTCGGTCACCAGCCCGCGCGCGGCGGCGTTGATGCCGCGCTGGGCGGCGCGGGCGATGGCTTTCTGGTCGGCGGCGATGTCGGCCTTGAGTTTGGCGATGTTGCTGTCAACTTTCAGGGTCAGCATTGGCGTTTTCCACGAAGTGCAGATCGATGCGGCGGAGCAGCTGGAATTCTTGCGGGGTGGGGTTGCGGCCGGTGCGGCGGGCCCAGGCATCCATTTCGGCCCAGCTCAAGCCGCTGGTGCCCATGCCACCGCCCTGGCGGCCGGCGGCGAGCTCCTGCCACCAGTGCCAGAGGTATTGCCAGCACCAGGGCAGATCGGGCTGGGCATCGAGCTGCATGCGGGCCTGGATGCTGCCCTGCTTGTATGCCGCGACCAGGTGCTGGCGCTCGCTGCTGCCGTCTTTGCGACGGCGGCCGAGCTGGAATTCGCGCTGCGCGAATTCCAGCAGCGGCGCCGTCAGGGCATCAAAAAACGTTCATCCTCGGTGATGGCTTTGTCGATTTGCTCGACGAATTGCGGGTGCTTGTTGAACAACGCGCGCACCGCGTCGGCGCTGAATGGCGCTTTCGCGTTCGGGCCGCGCCAGTCGATCGAGCAGGCGACGAGCAGGTCGATCTTCTTTTCGTTGGAATCGACCGGATCCGGCAGGGCAAATTCTTTGGTGCGCTTGAATTCGGCCTGGATGCGGCGCTGTTCGGCGCGCGACAGTTTTTCGAATACGTCGCTGAAGCGTCCGCGGATCTTGATGTCGAGGCCGGCGGGGATGCTGCCAACCTTGAGCGGCACCCAGGCGCCGGCATTGCACAGGGCGCGCGGGTCGAGGTTGTCGAGGTCGATGTCGGGGGTGGTTTCGGTTTGTGGCTGGTTCATGCGTGTCTCCGTCTTTCAAAATTGCCGCCCGGCCCCGTGCCTGCTTCGTGCGGAGACACGTTGGCAGGCACGGGCGGCGTGCGGGTTGTGCCCGGATGGGCGGATTGGTTACGGCGCGGCGCTGTCTTGAATGCGCAGGGTGGTGGCTTCGGTGCTGATGCCGGTGCCGCCTGCGGTGTTGAGCAGGGCGGTGAATGGCAGGGTGACGGTCTTGATGCCTTCGCCATCGGAGCGGGTGGCGCCGCCGAGCTTGATGCGGTCCAGGCTGAAGGCAACGAAGCCGGCGGTGGCGCTGCTGTCTGCCGTCAACGCGACGTAGAGGCCGACTTCGGTCTCGTTGAGGAAGTAATCGCGCAGCGTCACCGAATCGAAGAAGGCGGTGATTTCGCCGCTGATGCGGTGCCGGCCTTTGACGACATCGACGCCGACGTTGCTGCCGACCACCGGGCCGGCGATTTCGCAGCCGTTGGTGCCGTTGATGCGGATGCCGGTGATGTTGGCCAGGGCGCCGGAGCTGGAGCGCAGCACGCCATTCACCGCCGCCTGCAGGCCGGAGCTGGTGACTGCCGTCGGGCTGGTCAGCGCCTGGCTGGTGGCGGTGGTGAGGTTGAGGCCGAGGATGCCGAAGTCGATCGTGGCGAGGCCGGTGGGCGGCAGGTTCACGGTCATTTCGTTGATGACGCAATCCCAGAAGGATTCGCTGTTCACCGCGCTCATGTTCGGGTAGTAGTGCTCGAACGTGTAGTAATCGCTGGTGTGGGCGCTGGCCGGGCAGTAGCTTTGCTTGCCGAACACGGTGGCGGTGGTGGTGGCAATCGGCCCTTCTGCGACCAGGGCGACGCCGTTCAGCGGGATGACGGTGGCGATGGTGGCGGTCAGGCCGGTGATCAACAGGTTTTTGTTGATGTTGGCGGCGTTGAGCGAGCCGACCGAGAGGCGGAACACGTGGCCGAGCTTGAAGCCATCCGTCAGCCAGGAGCCGGCGGCGCGGGTGACGGTGTAGGTCGGGCCGGAGCCGGCGATGGTGATGCTGGCGCCGGACACGGCGGTCACGGCCGTCATGTTCTTGCGCAGGAAGCTCGCGATCAGGTCGGAATAGGTGCCGGCCGAGAGCTCGCCGCTGATGTTGCCGCCGACGCGCTTGAAGCCGTGGCGCATGTCGCTGACCTGGTAGTCGGCGCGAATCTCGTTGGATTCGTAGACATCCTTGGTCAGTTCGAGGTTGGAGGAAACGCGGCGCAACGACTGGCCGCTGGCGCCACTGGCGATCGTGCCCAGGGCGGACTGTTTTTTATACGCAAGCTGCATGTCAACGCCGGTAGGTACGGCCATGATGTTTCTCCTTCAGAAATGAAAAAACCCGCTTGTGGCGGGCCGGGGTGGGTGAAAACTGCTGGTGCGTTACATGGCGACGTCGGGCGCGTTTTCGGCGAACAAATACAACGCCTGGTAGCGCATGCGCGCCCGCGCCATCGGCTTGTCGCCGCCGCCGTCGAATTCGAAATCCACCTGCTGCGGCGTCAGGTGCTTGCACGCGCCGCCGAGCGACAGGTTGCCGGCGATGGCGGTCTGCACTTCTTTGTCGATCAGGTTCAATTGCTTGCGCGCCGCGGTGGGCGTGGTGAGCTTGACGTGGGCGACAATTTCAATATCGAGCAGGCGCTGAAAAATGCGCGGCTGCGGGAGCGACACCATTTCGCTGCTTTCGTCACGCTGCATGATGGTGAGGCCGGGCAGCTGGCCATCGGCCAGCGGCTCGCTGTCGGCATCCTGGTCGACGTACACGCGCGCGCCGGTGGTGGTGAGGCCGGTCAGCAGCGTGGCCAGCGCATCCATGATCTGGTCACGCAGATGCAGCGCCATTAACTCGGCTCCCGCAGCCGGATGACGATCATGCCGGTGCCGTCCGGCTCGTGGCCGCGAATACTGTAGGCGACGCTGTTGAGCGTGAGCGTGTCGCCCGGCACGATGCCGGCGAAATCGGCCTCGCGGCCGACGGCGCGCGGGGCGGCGGATTCAATGCCGAGCGGATCCTGATAGCGCGCGTCGAAGATGACATTGACGGTGGCGCCGCCGCGGCTGAAGACGGCCGCGGTGGCGAAGTCGTCGTCATCGAGGAAGGCGGTCAAGTCTTCAGTAAAAGGCATTTATGCGGCCTTGGCGCGCGTCATGACGCCGCGCACGCGCTGGCTCATGGGGCGGGCGACGGTGTTGGCTGGCTCGTCGGCCACCAGCTTGCAGTAGCCGTTGCCGATCAGCCAGTCGCGCAGCGTGCCGTTCGGCGTGATGACATCGCCGACGCGGTAGGTTTGCCAGGCGAGGATAAATTGGACTTTTTTGGGCAGGCGCAGCGTGGTCATGGCTTACTCCCGTTTCGTTTCAATTGTTGCGACGCCGTTTTCAGTGCGGACAACGCGGAACCACATTCCTGGCGGCGTTGGCTCAGCGATCGTGCGGAAAAGCAGACCGGAGACTCGGGTGCCGAAGACAGTGACGCAATCGCGCTCATCATCGACAACGATTCCCTGCGACAGCGGTATGGGTGAATGCAAGCTCATCGTTATTCCTTGTCGAGCAGCGGGTTGACGTGCCGGGTGTGGTCGTAGCGCGCCTCGATTTCGGCGGCGCTGGGCAACGTCTCGCGCGGGGTTTTGGTGACGATCGGCCCATCGGCGGTGCGCTGGATCTGCACCTCGAGCGTGTCGTACCCGTAGAGCCGGTCGGCCGGGCTGTTGCAGGCGTCGAGCAGGCTGGACACATGCGGCACGGTGATCTGCATGCCGCGCCCTTTGGCGTAGCCGAGCCACCATTCGACGCACGCCCTGCCTTTTTCGGCGTGGTGGCTGTTTTCGTAGGTGAAGTCATTGCCGAACACGGCCAGGTGCTCGACGCCCAGATAGATCGCATAGGCGATGGCGTAGGCGGCGGTGCTGTTGAAGTAGGCGCTTCCGTCGATCTCGGTCAGGAATTCCTGCAGCGGAAATTCGACCAGGCCGGGGTAATCCGGGTGCGCGCGGCTGGTGATGACCGGGCCGGGGTGCGTTTTCAGCCAGGCGAGCATGGTGGCGATGTTGCTGTCGGGCGCGGCGGCGGCGCGAATCTCCTGGATGCGCACGTCGTCCATGTGGAAGACGCGGTCGCAGGCAAAAACATCGCCGAGCGCGTTGATGCACCAGACTTCGTCGAAGTGCTTGCGCCGGCCGCCCATGCGCTTGGTGAGCTCCAGGTACTGAGTGACGGATGGGCCGAGGCCGAGGATGGCGACGCGTTTCGGGGCGATGCTTTCATTCGCGGCCGGCGCGATGCTGCCAGCGATCAGACCGTCGGCGGCTTCCAGCGGGCCGGTTTCGACTTTGCCGGCGGCGGGCTCGCTGCGCACGGCTTTGGCGATCAGGGTGCGACCGTTCATACAATCCTTTTCAACGTCCGATTCATCGGTGGCTTGGCCGTACCATTCGGTCACGGTCCAGCCGGTCTCCGCAAGCAATGCTGCAAACTGCGCCGCCGTGTAGTGGCGGAAGTGAAACGCGTGGTTTTGCCACGGGAAAACAGATTCGTTGGGCACGCTGGCGAGCAGCGTGGCGCATCCGTCGGCGAGTGCACGCAGCAGCGGGCGCGGATCGCGGATGTGTTCGATGGTTTCGAAGCAGACGGCGACATCGGCCCGGACCGCGGGCGGCTGATTGCCGTCGGCCACGACGAATACGGCGTAGTCGTGGGCGTAGTGCTGGTTGGCGTATTCAATGGCTTCAGCGCTGACATCGTGCCCGATGACGCTGTTGCC